GATATCCACTTGTCATTCCCAAATAACGTTGTTATTGGAATCAAGCGTGATGTAACTGTTTACCGTTTCTTCTGGCCACGTAAGGACTCAATCGAGTACACAATGTATACTCGTGTTGGCGTCCAGATCGAACAAGCAGATGCTTGGGTTGTCGTAAAGAACGTTAAGGTTGCTTCTTAATTAATTAAGAATTAGCCCCAGGAAGGCCCCCAATTAATTTTGGGGGCTTTTCATTTTAATTTAACAATGCTATAATTGAAGAACCTAACAAAGGAGAATATATGTCATTTGAGACATTGAAAGTAGCAGAACTCAGAAAAGTTGCAGAGGACTTTGCAGTTGATACTGATGGACTAAAGAATAAGGCCGATATTGTTGCCGCTCTTACCGAAGAGGGAGTAACATGGTCTGTTTACCAAAAGACTATTAAAGATATTGAAAAGGCGGCAGATGAATTTAGCGAAGACGCCGAAGAGATTCTTCCAAGATTTAATCTTGATTCTCAACCAGAAAACACCATGCTAGTCAGAATGACTAGAGAGAACCACAGGTATGATATTCTTGGATTTACGTTTACAAAAGAGCATCCTTTTGTCGCAATGACATCAGATGACGCTCAAGAAATTTTTGACAAGGAGGAAGGTTTCCGCTTAGCAACTCCAAAGGAAGTTCAGGAGTACTACGCTTAACCTTTATTAAATGGAAATTCTAGTAGGTTCAAATTCACCAGTAACGCACAAAGTGTTTTGGCAGGGGCAGCTAACTGATTCAGATAGCATTCCAGTTGTTCGGTTATATGACATTACAGAAGATCCAGCAATATCTCCACCAATCAATCCTGGAACAATACTTGCAACATTGACGGCGGTAAAGTCTGAAGTAGATGCAGGTACATACATTGTATATATTCCAGTAGCATATACAACAAGACAGAGACAGCTTAGACTAAATTGGTCATACACAGTTGGCTCAGTATCTACACAAAAAGATCATAAAATTTATGTGCAGACTCCGTATACAGATCTGAGTCAAGCAATTGATTCTTTAGGGTTGGGGTCTGATTTTTCAGATCCTAACTCTAAATCATATTTTGAATTATGCAATGCTGAAAGATATGCCAGAAAGTTAATTGAATCATATACTCAGCAACAGTTCTACTTGTATGATGATGTTCAGATTGCATATGGATCAGGATCTGATGTTTTACCTTTACCCTATAAGTTATCAGAACTTCATGAGCTATATCAAAATGATATATTGCTACTAAACACTTTAACCAATGTTAATAACTGGAACTATAATACAATTATTTCAGAGAGCGGATTTGGAATAAGAATTAATAGAGCAAATATGCTTGATAATACTGTGTATACAGCAAACGGCATGGTTCCTCCTCCAACTAATGATGTATGGAATGGCGTCTTTAAACAGGGAGTAACATATAGAATTCAAGGTAAATTTGGATGGGAAGAAGTTCCTGATGAAATTGATCTTGCATGTATTGAATTAATGAAAGATTATTTTTCAAAAGATAAAATTTGGCGTAACAAGTACATGAAGTCAATTCAAACATTTGACTGGAAATTTGAGTATAATTCTGGTACATATTCAGGAACTGGCAATCTCTATGCAGATCAATTGCTTCTTCCATATGTTATCAACAAAATGGTTGTGATCTAATGTATGATCTTGTTGACTCCGTTATGCCTATGTTCATGGACGTTTACAAACAATTTGACCTACAGGATGTAGACACAGGATCAATAAAAAAAGAATGGCAGTTTGACAGAACCGTTCCGTGTAGCGCAAAAGGTATTATTAGTAACTCATCTTCAAGCAGAACTGGCGATAAGCAAATCTTGTCTAATAAGTATACCAATGATCAAATACTTCAAATTAGAACATCAGGCAAAATAACATTAAGAGAAAAAATTACAAATATAAGAGATGCTGAAGGAACTGTTATTTGGGAAGAATTAAATTTCCCTACCAATACTCCTACAGTATATGAACTAATGGGAATAACACCAATGACAGATCCATTTGGCGGAGTAATCGGATATAACTCTACTGTCAAGAGATCGGAAAATCAAACAATTGGACAATAGCTCACTATTAGTTACAGCAGCCAGCGGTCTACAAAAGAATATGGCTGGAACTAAGGGTACCATTTTAAAAGACAGCACAGTTGCTCAAATATCAGCAGCGATATATTATCATGCTCAAGTAGTATCTAAACTAACTACAAATAAAGCATTCGAGAAGAAGTTTCAATCTGTAATATTTAAACAAATTGAGCAGGACTTTGGGCTATATGTAGACTCTCAAGCAAGAATGAATCCTAAATCTTTGCACCACATGTATGAGTGGAAAAAAACAGGAAATAAGGGATCTAGATTGTTTGATTTAAATATATTATCTACAGATGGACTTTCATTTAAAATTACATCTAAATTTAAACCATCTAAATCAGCTGTTCCAAATAATTTTGGTAAGAGAAGACATGTATTTATTAATAAAGCATCTGTGATGGAAGCTGGAATGCCTCTAGTAATCCGTCCTAAGTCCGCAGAGCGTTTAGTATTTGAAACTAGTACTGGAGTAGTGTATATGCCTAAAGGAGCCTCTGTGACCGTTACAAGGCCTGGCGGAGGTAAAGCAACAGGAAGATTCCAAATAGCCTATGCACAATTCTTTACAGGCAATCTAGTAAATGGAGCAATTAAAAGATCTGGCTTCCAACAACTATTTAATTCATCACTAACTAAAGCAATGAGAGTTCCAGCAGATGTTAGAAAGGTTAAATATTCATTTAACGCAAATACATTAAATATGCAGGCAGAGTCAGCAGTTGCTGCAGCATTTGGAGGTGCAGTATGACAGATTATAAAGCAGATATAATGCTTGATTTAAGAAAGTACCTTTGGGCCCAATTAAAGTCTAATAATATATTTACTGCCACCGATTATTATTCAGATAATATTGGACAAGAAATTGTTCCAATTATTCCCGTCCAGCAATCTCCAGAAATGAATCAATTTTTGAGCGGGAAGAAGCACATAGTCTATGACAAGATAGGCCTATCATATGAGGACAACTGGGCTATATGCTGTGAGCAGATTTTGTTTACTATATATTCAACAGATGTTTCAGAGATCAATGAGATTAGAAACTTAATGACAGACCTATTCAGGAGAATGGATGATTCGGCAAGGGATGCAAATGCCTATTCTGGCATATCTCGGAAGTTTAAATTCTTTAGCATATTTGTTGCTGATATTTCTCCAACAGCTCCATCCGAAGAATTGGCAGGATTCCTATCATCAGATGTAATCCTTGAGGTCAAATACGCAAGACACCTAGACACTGCGGGCAGATTCGCTTAATTTGCCTTTGGGCGCATTATACTCTATTATTATACATAGAGGGAAGGGCCTAGCCAGCCAAGATTTAATGATTTACAATAATATATATATATTTTTATAAATAGGAGGAAAATAACTATGGCACAATCCGTAGGTAATGCTAAAAATATTCTAGTTGGCGCATCTCCATTGTTCTTGTCGAACGTTGACATTAACGATTCAGATTATATCGCTAACGCAGAAGCAGGTGTAGCAATTGCATCAGGTGCAACTACAGTAGGAGTTCCAGCTTTTGCAACTGGAGTTTCATACGCAACTACGCTTAATAACGTAAACCAAACAGCAGGATTATTTGGATACCGTAACGTTGGTTTTACTAACAATGGTCTTCAAATTACATACAACCCAACATATGATTCAGTAACCGTTGACCAGTTACTTGATACAGCTAAGCTGTTCAAGTCTGCAATGGAAGTTATGATTGCAACAGAAATGTCAGAAGGTACTTTGGAAAACATTGTAACTGTATTCGGACAATCAGCAGATTCACTTTCAACAACAGGAACTGGAACATCTAAGGTTGATACACTCAAGATTGCAGCAGGTTCCCTAGGAGCCGCTCCAACAGAGCGTCAATTGATCGCAATTGGACAAGCTCCAACAGCGGGATCAACAGCATCAGAGCGTGTATATTATGCACGTCGTGTTTTGTCTGTACAACAGTCACAGCACTCTCTTGCACGTACTACTCCAACCACATTCCCAGTAACATTCCGTCTTCTACCAGATGCTAACTACTCTGGCTCAGAATACGGCAAGATTATTGACCGTGTACTAGTAGCATAATAAATTCAATTTATTAATGAAAACCCCCAGGAAACTGGGGGTTTCTCATTTGTGTAGATAATACCTATATGTTATAATAATTAAGACTAGATCCTAGGAGGATTAAATTGGCAACAACAGTATATAGTGTAGAAGAAGTAACACTTCAAAACGGCTCAACGGTTAAGTTGAAGCCCCTAAGTATCAAAGAACTAAGAAAGTTTATGATTGTGCTACAAGGCGCAAGCGACTCAACTACAGAGGCGCAAACTCTTAATGTTCTAATTGACGCAGTTGCAGTAGCACTTGAAAAACAACTACCAGAATTGGTAGCAGATAGAGACGCATTAGAAGATGCGCTAGACGTTCCTACAATTAATCGCATACTTGAAGTATGTGGTGGGATTAAGATGGACGACCCAAACCTTCTAGCGGCAGCGGTTCTGGCTGGTCAGAACTAGATTTAGCCGCTTTAGAGGGTGAAGTTTTTCTTCTAGGTCACTGGAAGAATTACGAAGAACTAGAAGAAAGTCTTTCAATGCCAGAACTAATTCAAACATTGAAATCTTTTAAGAAACAGAAGTCGGAAGACAGAAAGTTTACGGCAAGTCTTAAAGGAATCAATATAGATATAGATGAGGAAGACGCACAACCGCAAGGAAAAACTTTTGAAGATATACAAAGAAGAGCTCTTGGTATAAAAGCTTCAGGTGATGATATAGTTTCTTTACAGGGAAGTATGGCAGCACAAGCAGGGTTTGGAATCGGTGCAGGTCTAGGCTACACAGAGGAGTAACATAAAGATAAATGGCTGATGAAAATATTGTAACTAATATAGTTGCCAATGCAGATTTCTCAGGTCTTATTGCAGATGTCAATAAGGTTGCAGCCTCTCTATCAAAACTCCAAGCACAAATAATTCAATCGGACGCAAGACTTGCAAGTCAAGTTGCTACGATGAACAGATCTTTTGGTGAAAACTTAAGAAGAACTGGGCAATTCTCAACACACTTTGTTACACTAACATCAGATGTTGAAAAGTTTGGTACCAACCTAGACAAGGGCCAAATGAAGCTGAAGCAGTATTTTCAAACGTTTCAGACTCACACAAAAACACAAGGTGGATTAATTAGAGATCTTGCTAAGCAGCAAGTGGCTCTACAAAATGCAATCATACAGCCCATGGGTAAAAATGCTCAAGGGCTTATGCAATATAGCGTACATATTCCACAAGGACTTGATGCTGTAAAGAATAAAACTGCTCTTGCTAAACAAGAACTTCAAATCATGAATAAGGTTATTCAAGATGGTGGAGTTCAGATGATTAACTGGGGTAAGAATACTCAGTGGGCAGGCCGTCAGCTGACAGTAGGACTTACAGTTCCTTTAGCAGCATTTGGAAAAGCTGCAGCCGATGCTTTTAGAATGGCAGATGCTGAATTAACAAGACTTACAAAGGTTTATGGTGGAATTGCAGCAACATCAGCAACAGAGCTATCTAAGATAAGAAATGAAGTTGCAGCTACTGCAAAAGATATTTCAAAGTCTTACGGTGTGTCATTTAAGGATACTATTAGTCTTGCAGCAGATATTGCAGCAACAGGCAAGCAAGGTAACGAGTTGCTAGCTTCTGTTAAAGAAACAAGCAGACTTGCAGTGCTTGGAGAAGTAGATAGACAAGATGCTATGAAGGCCACCCTGGCAATTCAAAATACATTTAAACAAAATACTGATCAGTTATCTGAATCTATTAATTTTCTTAACGCAGTTGAAAACCAGACATCAACAAGCCTTGGCGATTTAATTGAAGCAATTCCAAAAGCTGGTCCAGTTATTCAAGGAATGGGCGGAAGCGTAAAAGATCTAGCACTTTATCTTACAGCAATGAAAGAAGGTGGAGTCAATGCTGCAGAAGGAGCAAATGCCCTTAAGTCAGCACTTGCTTCATTAATTAATCCAACAAAAGTTGCAACAGAAAAGTTTGCGTCTATGGGAATTGATTTAGGCGGAATTGTAACAAAGAATGCTGGAAACCTTACAGGAACAATATTAGAACTACAAAAGGCATTAGATCAGCTAGATCCACTAAAAAAGCAACAGGCTATTGAGCAGCTATTTGGTAAATTCCAGTTTGCTCGTATGAATGCATTATTTTCAAACCTAGGTAAGCAAGGAAGTCAAACTTTACAGGTAATGGATTTAATGAAAGCAAGCTCACAAGAACTAGCAGGAGTGGCTAGCCGAGAATTAGCAATGGTAACAGAGTCAGCTTCTGGAAAATATAGAAGAGCTCTTGAAGGCCTTAAAGCAGATCTTGCCACAATGGGAGAAGAATTTTTAAAGATACAAACATTTTTTGTTAATGTAACAGATGGAATTTTAAAGTTTATTAATAAATTGCCAGGCCCAGTTAAAACAATTTTAACATTTGTTACAGGGTTAACTGCAGTAATTGGCCCTATCATTATGTTAACTGGTGTACTTGCAAACTTCTTTGGATATATTATTAAAGGTGCTTCTCACTTTAAATCATTATTTAAAGGTGGAGAAGGCTGGAAAATGCTTACTCCAGAAATCCTTGCTGCTCAAAAAGCAGGATCACTTGTTGAAGCAACATTTTATAGTGATGCAAAAGCAGCAACAGTATTAAAAACAGCAATTGCAGGCCTTGTAACAGAGTTTGAATTACTTCAAAACAAAGCAATGACAGGCGCAGTATCTGTTGGACCAACACTTTCAACAATGGCTGGAAACATTGTAAGCCCTGGCGGAGGAAGAGTTGTTAATCCAAACCATCCATTAATTAGCGCAGAAGATACAAGATCAATGTCTCATCTTAATCCAGTTGCTGGAATGAGCACTGATTCAAGAGCAGCACAAACAATATTTGGAGTAGTTCCAGGAGCACCCAAAGTTAATCAAAAGATTGGAAATAATCCTCAGATGTATATGTCTGGAGATCTTCCAAAGATTCCAGGTCTTACATCAATAGGCGGAGCATCAACAGGAATTGTAGCTGAAGAAGCAGCAAAGTGGCACGCAATGACAGGCGCACTTGCAATGCAATCACAAGCAGAAATTGCAGTATTGAAAAAAGAAGTAGCAACAACGGGACTCATAACAGCAGAATTATCTGATTCATATCAAGCACTTCTTCCAACAATGACAAAACTTACACAAAATGCTGCAGCAGAATCTGCAGCAATTGTTGCAGAGTTGCAAGCTGGAAAAATAACAGTAGATGCAGCTAGATCTAAAATTATTACATTAAATGCACAAGTAGAGTCTATGATTGCACAAGCAGCTACAGATATTGCTGGACAACAAGGCAGATCAATTGGTCTAACAACAGTGCCACTTCTAAATCAACCAGTTGTAAATAAAGATGGTAAGACTAATATGAAAGAGCTTACTCGTCCAGGAAGAACAAGAGATCTTCTTAATAAAATTGCTCGTGGTCTAGGCGTAAAAACATTTGGTGCTGGTTACAGCACAGAAACAACAATACCAAAAAGAATGTCAGAGGGTGGATCCGTATATCTTGCATCTGGAGATGAAGTTCCAGGATCTCCAAGAGGAAGCGATACTGTTCCAGCTTGGCTAACACCAGGAGAATTTGTTGTTAATGCAAAAGCAACAAAAGAAAATTTACCACTACTACGCTCCATAAATAACGGAGGATCTTTAGGCTCTTCTAGTGATGGATACATGCCAGCAAGTGTGTCAAATAACATACTTAGTTCATTTGGGCACAATAGACTTGGAAGCAAAAAAGAAGCTAACCTAGTTGGAAGATGGGGAATGATTCTTCCTCAATCATTAAATGATGCACTTGCAGGAAAACTTGGAAGCGATGGAGCAAATGGTGCAGATATTATTGCTGCATTACAAGAGCCAGGTAGATTAATAGACCTAGAAGACTTTTTATTGCACAATGGCGTTTCTCCAGAAGAAACAAAAGGCATTATGCAGGCAGCAGCAAAAGACATGGCTTCAAAAATTAGTCCATCAGGAAAGTATAAAGATGCTGGGTTGGGATCAATTGCATTTAATTCTATAGACTCAAAAATAAAAGCTTTAGAGTCAAAGTATCCAGGAATTAGTCTTGCTTATCAAAAAGATAGAATGACACCAGGAAGAAGAGATACAAGAAGAACTCCACGTCCTGGAGAAACACAAGCTCAAGCAAATAAGCGTGGAGGATCAAGCCCTACAGGAATTAATATCCCAGGACAGAGACCAAGTAACTACGGAGCTGGTGCAACAAGAGGTGCACAATTTGGCGAGAATCAAGTCTGGGCACATTTTAGTGATATGGAATTTCAAAAAAATACTTCTATGCTTTCTAGATCTATGGGATTCATAAGAGGTATTGCCAACCCAAGAGCAATAGCAGGAAGTCTTGCGGGCGCTGGAAGATTTGCACCAGGTAGAAGAATTCCAGGAGCAATAAGATTTAGTACTGGCGGAATGGTTCCAGGTGCACAATATTTTGAAGACGGAACAGATGGTCCAGTAGGATTTAGAGCAGGATATCAATCTCAAACATCTAAGGGATATTTAGGTAAGGGCTTAATGAGTAGACCAGAGGGCGGCGGGCTAGGTACTGGTGCTCAAATGGGTATTATGATGGGCGGAAGCATGGCAGGTCAAGCAATTGGCGGCACTGCAGGTAACATGACAATGTTAGCATCAAACATACTACCTTGGCTTCCATTTCAAAAAATATTACCACTATTAAAATCTGGAGAAAAGGGAGCAGGCGCACTTAAGAATGCGCTAACTCTAGCTGGAAGAGCGGCGGGACTATTAACAAGACTACTCCCTGGAGCGGCAGTAATTGGCGCTATTTATGGTATATATAAAGGTTATCAAGCATGGCAAAAACAAATTGCCGAAACACGTAGAGAACATATTATGCTTAATGGTATTACCGAAAAGGGTGCCAAAGAAGCTGGAATAAGTTATAAGAATATTGGAAACTCTATCAAGGATGTTAGAGAGCAATTAAGACTTCAAAAAGAAGCTGGATTATCTGCATATGATGCCATGACTCCTTCAGGAGTGCAAGGATTAACATTAACAATTACTCAGCTAAAAGAATTAAAGAAAACTGCAAAAGAAACAATGCCAGAGTTGGTTGGAACATTTAATAGTATTGATTCTTCTAAAGTTACTGATCTTGCAACTAATCTAAAGGCTCAATTTGTTGCTGCAGGAATGAGTGCCCAAGATGCAACAAATAAAATTTATGCAATTATAGAGGCTTCAAATAAAATTGGCCAAGGTTTTGGCGCTATTGCATCATCAGGATTTAAAGCAATTACAGATAGAGGATCTGCTGCAACAGCAATAATTAATACTCTTCTTGATAGCCTTAAGCAAATAGATACAGTTGATTCTAAAGCATTTGCTTCAAATGTAGACACTGTAATATCTAGTCTTGACTCTGCAACAAATTCCCTAATAGGAACAAAAGATGCACAGGGCAAAACAATAACACAAGCGGATGCGCTCATTGCTCAATTTGAAAAACTAAAATCTCTTGGGGCAGATAGGGAAAAGCTTGGTGAAAAGGGATTAGAAAACTTAAAGAAAGAAAGACCAGAGCTAGCAGGGATACTAGAGCTCAGATACAATTGCTGGAGTATATGCTAAATGGCGTGTCCTACTCTCTGGAGTAAATATTGATTTAAGAAACATAACATCAGAGCAAGCTATGGGTATTGCTGCGTATGAAGAAGCGCTAAATATGGCTGCATCTTCATCAACATCAAACGATAAGATAACTGGTGCTTTAGGAACCGCTAATAAGGCAACTAAAACTTTAACAGATAGTATTAAGGCTGGCGAAACCGCAGTTAAGAATGCTTCAAAATCAGAAGCTGGTTATAGCAAGGCTAAGATTAGAGCAATTCAAGATGAAATTAAAGCAATAAGAGATCGAGCAGATGCAAAAAAGAAAGCATTAGCAGACTCTGTAAGCGCAGAAAATACAGAATTAGAATTAAAGAAACTTCAATTAGAAGCTCAATCAGCCCTTGCTCGTGGAGACAGGGATGCTTATGAGGCAGCAAATCTATCTATAGAGCAATTGACTAAAGAGACTCAGCTTAAAAAAGCGTCAGATAAAATTGATGAAAATGCTAAAAAAGAAATAGATGCTAAGCAAAAACTTCTTGATGATGATCAGGCAAAGAAAGACAGACAACAAGAAACTATTAGCAAGTATACAAATAGTGGACAGTCAGCAGCAGAAACATTAAAACAAATCAATGATGTTAAATCGGCTCTTGCACAATTAGCAATTGATCAAATTGAAAATAATGCATTAAAAGATCCTGTTAAAAAAGCAGAAGGTCAAAAATCATTAGACGGAAGATTGCAGACTGTTGTGGCTGGCCTTGAAAAAGCATCAGATGTTGTTCAAAAAGCATTCCCAGAATATGTAGATTCAAAAACAAACAAGGGTAAGCTTGGTGGAGGCGTAACAACAATACCTGGGGCTGGATCATTCCCAAATTCACCAGGAGAAGGAAATCAAGCATTCTCTAAGCTTGTTACAGAAATACAAGGCGGAGCAAAAGCAAACTTTGCAGCCATGGCTGATAGCATAAAAGGTGGGGCAACTTTAAAAAATGTTGTAGAGGCTATGGGCGGTAAATTAGATAAGAGCAAATCTGTAACATCTGCAGACCTACAATCAGCATTAGATAAGGGAACTTATAATAAAAATATTGATAAAACAGAATTATCAAAAGGATTCCTAGGAAAAGATAATTATTTAAAGGATGATGCAAGAGAGCTAATAATTAGACAATATAAATTACAAGCAGGAGATACATTTAAATATGATGGTGTAGAATATATTGTAAAAGATGGTTTTGATAAGTGGACTGGACAGCCTAGAGCAGTAAGAAGATCTTTGGGTGGACCAGTAGTTGCTGGACAAACCTATGCTGTAAATGATAGACTTACTCCTCTAGGATATCAACAAGAAGGATTTACACCATTCACTCCACAGATGAGTGGAATTATACGTCCAAATGCGGATACTATGCCTAAATATAATATTGCTAGCGGACAGGTGACTGGAATGCGTGGTGGAGTTAATAGCTCTTCTAGCAATAATAATTATTCTATTAATATTGCTTTGAATGGAACTAACGTAACCGCCGATGATGTTGTAAGAAGATTTAAGCAAGAGATGGCATTAGTTAATGCAAAAGAAGGAAGATCTAAGACCGTGGGAGGATCAATATAATGGCAATGACATTACCAAGAGGTTCAGTTTTTAGTATAGAGGCTAAAGATCTTCTTGCCACTCCAGCGGGAACCACAAAAGTATGGAACAAAGTTACAGAGCATAATAGAAGCGAGTTCAGCATAAATGTTGAAAGAATTGAGAAGGTTGTTAGAACTTCAAACGGAACACTAAGAAAAAATTTTGTAACTGATAAAAGAAAGTTTTCAACATCATGGAGCATGCTGCCTTCATATAGAAGTTTAACCGTAGATGGAGCATGGGGAGCAGAAGACCTTAGATCTTTTTATTTAGGAGAAGAAGGGCGGGGTAGTTTTAAGATTAGAATTAACATAGCTCAAAATGGCGTTTCTCAAGAGTCATCAGGATATGAAGAGTATAATGTTATTATTACTGATTGCAGTTTTGCAATAGCCAAGCGTGGTATACAACCACACTGGAATGTCTCTTTAAGCATGGATGAAGTATAATGCCAGTATCAGCAACCACATCAGCAAAAACTGCTCTTGAGCAAAACACATCTATCAAGTTAAATACTGGCTGCACATTTGAATATAATATGAACAGCATGGTAGATAACATTGTTGTCACTGGCGCAGATATTACAAAAAGCGATGGAAGCAAGCCTTTCAAAAAGCTTTTCCCTATAGACTCAGTGATCAAGCCAGTTAGACCATTGGGGGCGGGAGTTAAGTATGGAATTACTGGAGATGTATCAACTGGTACATATAGAAACCCAAAGTCAAGCATATATTCAATTAACTATAGAACATATTATCCAGGCGCAGACACATACTACAAGTATTGGCTGGCAGCAAAAGGCGTTGGAGCAGATATAACTATTACATATCCAAAGACAATTCTTACTAATAAGATTATTGCAAGATTTGAAATATCCCATTCAACTCCAGGAACATGGAATATTTATGCAAATGGATCATCTATCGCAAGCGGAACAAGTTCACAAATAAAAGCATTTGTTTCTGGACAATATGATGCTGGAACATTAACAATTTATTATAATGGAACATCATGGGTTACTACGGAACCATCTACATTAGGAAGTCCAGTTAGCATAACATCTATGCGGCTTACTACAGGAGCAGTATCTGATAAATATATTGGAGTAATTGAATTTTCCCCAAGAATGGTTTTAGATGTAACTGATTATATGACAGATATTTCAATTTCAAAAGAATCTTCTACAAGCGCCGAGGATATACTTCCTATTGGAAAAGTTTCAGCTAACTCATTATCAATGAATCTAGTTTCATATGAAGCAGCAAGAAAAATTATATCTTTTGATAAAACGTATACATTTGATTCTTCAAAAATTTACCTATACAAAAAAATAGAAATCAAGCCATACTTTAAGATGTACGGATCTTTTGGCACACTAACAGATTCAGGCGGAACCTATGAAAAGATTAATCAGGGAACATTCTACCTAGATAATTGGTCATCATCTGAATTTGGAGACATATCAATTACAGCACTAGATGGAGCAAAAATTCTTCAAGAAGTTATAGCCCCAAGCATTATATGTGAGGGGTACTCAGCAATAGCTATAGTTAGAAGACTGCTGGATTCAGTTGGATTTACTAATTATAACTTTAATTCATCTGACACAGATACATCAGTATTTTCGCCAAGATTTTGGTGGACAGATGATTCTAAGACAGTATGGAATTCAATTCAAGAACTATGTAGAGACTCTCAAATGACTGCGGTATTTGATGAGAATAACGTGCTTCAGTTTTATACAAGAGACTATATGTTTAATTCATCAAAAGCAATAGACTGGTCATTTAGATATGATGCAGACGGATCTAACCTTTCTAATATTCTTTCTTTATCAAAAAATGATTTAGCATCTGCTAATCAAGTAAAGGTTTTATGGAGTAGCGTTACTACATCAGAGTATACTGGAAATTCCCAGCCGCTATGGAAGTCTGGCACATCATCAATGGGAGCACTTTCTCTTGAGCAAGACCTGCTTTCCAGCGTAGGAGCAGGGGGATACATTGCTCTTTCTCCAATTACAATTAATACTTATCAGGCAAAAATTAAAGTCCTTTATGAGTATAGTGGTTATCTAGTAATTGATTCAGAAATTATTGAGTACGATGCAATTCAATATGAATATTTAAATGAAAACAATACAAAGACGCAGGTTTGGATTACAAGTGAATCTGATGTGCTAAAATATTTAGGTGCTGGAGTTGTCGGCTCTAAAAATTATCAGCCAAGTGGTAAGTATAGAATTAAATCCAGAGGTGCATTTAATACAACTCCCGCAAATCATTATGCAGCAGCAGGAACAATATTAAATTCATGGAGCGGATATGAAGTTAGGTGGATAGGTTAATGGTATTAACATATAATATGGTAGATGGTGGCGGTGGAATTGGTACTGCTCCAGTGCCAGCAGACTATACAATTCCGTGGATAAGTGTAGAAACTACATCTTTAACATCTATAAAAATTATTATTAAGCACCCTGTCGCAACACCAGGAAGCTTTGGCGGTGCGGGAACTAGTTATACATTTAATGATCCAGATTTTGTATTTCCAACATTAGCGGATACAATTGTAGTATCTTCAGATCGGACTACAATAACAAAAAGCGGACTGATCCCAGGAACTCAATATAACATTAGAGTAAGAGCATATAGCGGAGCAGCACAGTCTGGAGTATATGGTCCTTATATTACAGATACATTTAAGATGCCAAGTTATAATCCACTATCAGGTGTTACATCAACAACCACAACAGTTCTAGTCCCCCCAGGATCAACAGCAGATGCGGCTGGTGCAACCTCATCATCAAAATCAAGTTCAGGTGTAACTTTAAATAACGCTACTGTAGATACAGGCCCAACTGAAGATATTGTTGAGCAGACAGTAACGGGCTCCTCATTTGCCACAAGCGGCAATAGGCAGGTAGAAAAATCTTTATTTAGAGTCAGCAATAATTCACCAGACCCCACCGCTTACTCAATTGCTACAAAAAATACTGGGATATCAACTTCATATAGTCACTATTCTTTTGGCACAGGAATGTTTTTTCAGAGCAGCGTTTCTAATGTCAGTGCTGCTGGAGGTATAGGATTCTTTACAGACACACTTGGAAAATCTGGGTATTATGTCCTTATGCAAACAACATCTAACCTATCAAGCACCTCCGATAGAGAAGTAAAGATTTTAAAAATTGTAAATGGAAAAAGAGTTGAGCTGAATGACAGTCAAAAAAATAATCCTTCTAAAACTTTGACTGGTATTTTAGGAGCAACTGCCTATAAAGTTGATATAAAGGTTAAGGTTACTTCAGGAGTTAGAGTAATTGATGTATATATAAATAATTTTAAGATAAGTGCAGTTGACTCAGATTCTGCAACAAGTACAGATCCAGTAAATAAAGTACTTCCAGTCACATCTAATATATCAATGTGTGCTACAACTGGCTCAGCTTATTATGACTATGTGTATGCTATGCCACTTGAAGAGAGTCAGTATAATTCTGGCATTATGCAAAATGTATATAACGGACAATTTAATGATACCGTTTTAAACTTCCTTTATGGAGATAAAGTTTTAAGTAATTTTACTAAAACAGATTTAAAAAATGGATACCTTGAAGAATTTGGAACAGTTGCTCGTGAGCTTAGAAAAGTAAATGTTAAATATGAATCAAGACCAGGATATCCTCTTTACCCAAGTTTAGGCATAAATAAATTTGTTAACGTGCTTGGCTCTAGACTTACATCATTTGGAGCAGAGATTTATTTAATAAATAATGCTGGAACCTGGGTTCCACTGGATGACTCTTCTACAAATTCATTTAGCGTTATAGGTAATTACCTAGTAACATCTGGGCAGCATGAGTACATGGATACAACAATTAATGAATATACTAATCCAGAACCAGTAATTTTTGAGTCTAAGTGGATTCAGAAAGAGTCTGACGCCAAGGCTATATCTACATGGATCAAAAATTTGTGGTCTAATCAACAATCTGTAGTTTCTATGCAGGTATTTGGAAACCCATTGATTTCAGTTGGAGACATAATTACAATAAATTACCCTTCAAATAATTTAGACGGAACAAAGAAATTTGTAGTTATGAATGTAAATAATTCATTTAATCAAGGATTGGAGACATCCATTACAGCTAGGACTCTTTAGCCTAGAAATGGTATAATAAAAAAATGGCACTAGAAAAACCATCAACAACAAGCGTAGCGGCAGATGCCCCTATTGCTATATATTCTAATTCTCCAGAGGCCACAGACCTGGGACCAAACTATAGAAGACTGATCCCTGGAAATACCGTAGGGCCACTTTATCTAGGATCTCCAGATGTAAATTATAGTGAAATTGATGTAACTCTATCTATTGCAGAAGATGCAACGGCAGAAGCAAAAGCGGCAGAAGAAGCTTCAGTTGTAGTATATCCATCAGCTCCATCTTTATCTGATATACAAATAATTTCAAATAATGTAGTATATGACGCAACAGGAAATCCATCAGTGGAAGTAGTTTTTAAAGTTAAAAATTCAAGCGGGCAAAATTTAAAGGGAATAAACGCAAGACTGGAGCTATTATGATAACAAAATTTGGTAAAAGATTTTTAACTAGCTATATGGCTGGCATAGTAGATTTTTCTACAAAAGATTTAGCATTGGGAATAGGAAGTACAACACCTAGCTCAGATGGCAATGACACAAAGTTAAATTTTGAATTTTATAGACTTCCAGCAACTTTAAGTAGCGTAGATATCAGATCTGCAAATATAACAGGAGCGGCAGGAAGTGGAACAGTTATTACATATACTGCTGATAATAATTTTAGCGTAGGTCAAACAATAAAGATAACTGGTATATCTCCATCTCAATATAATATATCAAGTGCAACAGTTGCAACTGCAACAAGTTCTCAATTTACTGTAAATAATTCAGCAACAGGCACCTATACCTCTGGAGGATATGCATCTTCTTATTCTGTTGTATATAAAGCAACAATTCCTCAAGATGTATCAGGAGTAATATCAGAAGTTGGATTGTATCCAGGATTTAGAAAATCAATCAATAATTATGATAGCAAGTTTATAACATCATTTGATAATAATTTATCGTGGACAGACGGTGCATATAACCCAGTTGTAGCATATAAGACTGATTCATTTATTCCAAAAATTGGTGACAATATGATTGCGGTTACAACTCCATTAAGCACAACAAAAGAATATACAAATTCAAATGCTACCTATGACCTATCAGGATACAGTGTTAATGATAGCCTTGCAATTGCATATAAAAAAGCAGATGCAAACGTTTCTAAAATAAGAATTAAGTTTTATAGTTCAGACTCCTCATACTGCTGGATTGATTTTACACCAGAGTCAGGAACTGGGGATAAAATACAATCAGCCACATTAAATAATTTATTCTCTAACTTAACATCAACTCCACCAGATTTAACATCAATTATTAAAATTGGAGTAGAGGTAACAGCATCCTCTGGCGGAGCTACAACTGTTTATTTTGACGGAATAAGAATTAATGACGAAGATACTTTTGATCCTTACTTTGGGCTTATTAGTAGATCAGTTCTAACTGGAGGGGATATCCTTACAAAGCCTTCTGGAAGACAAGTAGATATAGAATATAAGCTAGCGTTGGAGTTTTAAATGGCAGATACACCTAATGATTTAGCTACAGTTCCTCAAACAACCCCAGACAAAAATTATTTTAATGTATCTGTTAAGGGATTAAAATTAAGTAAGACTTATGCAATTCAATTTCAATGGATTTATACAGATGAAACCAAAGGCGATTGGTCTCCATCTTATGTTTTTACAACATCAAATGAGCTAGCTCCCTCCGTTCCGTCTGGATCTGTACCTTCAACTGCAACTGGTAGCATACCAGTAACCCTTGCATCTTTTCCAGCAAAAGCTAAAAGAGTTGATGTTTATGTAATTGGCGGAATATTTGGTATAGGTAAAATAGCATATTCATTTTCCACAGCTGGAACAGCAACAATTGCTGCACCAGCAGGATCTTATACTGTTGAAATGAGATCAGTAACTGCAGCTGGAATAACTAGTACAGTTGGAGAAACATTTTCAATTACAATTGCAGATGTTGGTGAAACAATACAGGCACCAACAAATCCTAATGGATTCTCAATAGATAGAGTACTTAGTGGAATTCAAGTTAACTGGGCAGGCACATACGCAAATGGAACATTTACTGGATTTGAAGCAATTAAAATATATGTTGGAAACTCTGCAACCTTTACAAATGGAACCTATCGTGAAGCTGGGGTAATGACTGGCAATAATGTTAAAAATACAATTACAATACCAGTAGATGGAACATACTTAAGATATGATTTACCAGTTTACATACATGCAGCTGGTGTTAATAAATCTGGGACACTAGGAACAGTTCAGGTAAATGTAGCAAATAATAGTTTAGGTGCAAGATCTGCAATTGCATCAGATTTATCAGATCAAATTATTACAAATGCTAAATTAGTTGATGATGCAGTAACTGCTGCAAAAATTGCAACATCAGCAATTACTACAACCAAAATAGCAGATGACGCAATTACTACACCTAAGCTTGTTGCAAATGCTATTACTGCTGATAAAATAGTTTCTTCTGCAATTACTGCAGATAAGATTGCAACTAATGCAATTACAGCAGGCAAAATTCTTGCAGGAACAATTGATGTAACAAAGTTAGCAGCTGGAACAATATCAGTAAATAATTTAGAAGCTGGTTTGATTACAGCTACATCTTATATTCGTGCTGGAGGATCTACTGGAGCAAGAGTCGAGTTGTCTAGTTCTAATATTTCTGGTGGTCCATCTGCAGGATTTTATATTTATAACTCAGAAGGAACTGCTATATTAAGTGCTCCCTTAACTGGCGGCCTTTCAATAACTGGTGGTGGATCATTTACTGGAGACATATCTGGAGCAAGCGGAACATTTTCTGGAAATCTTTCTTCAAGCAATGGGCAGTTTTCTGTAACAAGCGGCAACCTATCAGCCCTTTCTGGATCAATTGGTGGATGGGTAATCAATAGCCAAGCATTAAAAAATTCAGCTGTGGCATATCCAAACATTATGCTTGACCCAAGTGGGGCTAAAATTGAATTAAGAGCAACAGCATCTAATTCTTCTGATACTGGAAACTACATTAAAATGGACACCACTTCTGGATTAAGAATTGGAACAACAGGAGCAACGTATACAAATTTTACAGTCGACATGACTGGTAAAATGACAGCAAGGGATTCAACTATTTATGGTAAAATTATTGCTGCAAGCAACGGAACCTATTCTGGAACGTTAACAATAGATGGCGGATTTATGAATCACAATGCTGGAATGTATATAGAAACAGAAAGTGGATTTACTATATACACCAGAAAAACTTCTGGTGGAAGCCAGGACACATCTGGATACTTTTTTGTAGCAAATACTGGAGATTCATGGATGGGGTCTGGTGGAACTTACTCTGCATATATAAATGGATCACTTAATTCATTAAACTTTTCAATTTTACACACCGATCCAGGTGACGGATATCGAGCAAGAGGTTATAATTTATTGAACCTAGATGCTACTGAGTTTAGACAAGCAAATATTAATAATCAATATACCGCTTCAAAAACAGTTGTAGTAGATTACTACGGACATTTAAGTAATGGCAGAGCACTTTTTTATGGACCAAGAGGAACATCTTCTACAATAAATTCAGACCTTGGTGGATCCGCTGCCATAGGAGATTTGTACTTCAGTACATCTTGATAACATGACAGTGTGGAATAAAACTGGAAACAGTTCTTGGACAGAAATTAAATCTATATTTAATAAAACAGGTTCTTCATCTTGGACAGAAATTCTTGGTGTTTGGGTTAAAACTGCATCTAGCACGTGGACAAGAGTATTTACAAGAGTACTAGTTCCAGCTAATACTGTAGAGCCAAGTGTTACTGGAAGTCAATATCTTTATGGTACTTTAACTGGGTCTTTGGGAACATGGACTTCTCCAAATGGAACAAATAGTTATGCTCGTCAATGGCAAAGGTCAACACCAACAGGCACACCAATTTCTCCAGGCTCGTGGGGAAATATATCTGGGGCTACATCATCAACATATACAACAGTTGATGCTGATAATGGAAAATATATTAGACTAAATGTTACAGCAACCAATTTAAGCGGATCATCAACAGCCGCTTCTTATGAAACTTTAATTACAAAATATTCTCCTGTAGCATTAAGCCTGTATTCTCTTACGGGATCTTCTATAGTGGGAGCAACACTAACGGCAACCGAACAGGTAGGGACTTGGAAACAAACAACAACAATATCTGGAGACACATATCCAGATACATTTGAATATGAATGGAGTTACTCAGATGGAACTATTAAACAATCCACTGCATTTAATTCAACTAATAGCAATACATATACAATAGTTGCAGGTGATTTAGGTAAAATAATTAGAGTTAGAGTTACTGGAAAAACTTCTGCTTATTTAGATGACCCTAATAGAGGATCAGGATATTCAACAACTGGCTATACTTCATCTGGAACTGTTACATCAACTTATTCTTTTAATTTTGGCAATACTTTATATGTTGGGTCTAATGGATATATAGGATTAGACAGTGGCGGAAGTTTTGCAAGTAGCCCAGGGTCTGGAAGAATTATAAATATATATAGTGGTGATTTAGTTCAATATAAACTTCAAGAATATTCTGATAGTAGTAATTATTATTTATACTTTAGATCTTATAATTACCAATCGCCATTAGTAAGAGCCGCAGCAAATGCGGTTGACTACCAAATTAAATTTTATACAGGTCAGCCCTATTGCGATATTTATATAGTAAGAAAAGGTGCTTCAGTTCCCACTCAAACGCAAGGTCCAGGTTATTACAGTAGCGGATTTACTGGATATGCTGGAATTCCTGGCCCTTATGTATGGTCGGCAGGATCAGTTTTAAGATCATATTTTAATGGAGCTACTGGCAGCCAGTCGGCGTTTACTTGGACTACAATATCAGATACAGTATGGAAAGATATTACGGCTGCTGATATAGATGATAGCTTTACATCAGTAGTGACATCTGCAAATCAACAAGCTCCTATATTAACAGCTCCAACAATTACATCTGTAACCCCAGGTCCACAAGGCGGAGCGGTCTCTGTTTATTTTACTGGTGGATCTGGACCATACTATCAAGCATATTGGACAACTGGAGCTGCTCCAACAACTGCAGTTACACCAGATGCATCTGGCTCTTCAAGTCCATTAACGGATAGCACGGGTCCCAATTATACTCAAACAGCTTATATGTATGTAAGATCTGTTGCAGTGCAAAATGATACAGCAGTAGGTCCATCAACCACAGCAAGTGCTTGGAGTGCTGGAGTATCATTTAATATGACCTCTACCGCTGTTTCACAAAGCACTGCACCATCTGCAACGGCAACAAGTAGTGGCTCTACTACAACAGTTAAATATGGGGATTCAATTACTTGGTCAGCTGGTACATATACTAATGCTGCATCTATAACATCAGTGCTTTTATATAGCACAAACACGGCATATCTTGCCTCTACACTGGGAGATACCAGCACTTCTTATAGAACATCAAATCCGTACTCAATAGTTACAAATGATCCAACGGGAACCCCCTACGTATTTGCAGTAAGAGACATAGTGGTTGGAACAAATGGAACTACATATTATTTTTATAGTAATCAAATTACTTCTGCCTTAGCAGACGCAGTAGCATTTTCATATGGTACAGCAACATCAACAAATGGAGGTTGGACAGCTTCAGTTAATAGCGGAACTCAGACGGGAGCAACATACTCATATGTTTCAGCAACTGTCGGATCTGGATCAGTAAACTCATCTACTGGCGCAGTTACTGCATCTGGTTTATCTTCTGCACAATCTTCTACAATTACAGTTAGCAAATCTGTTTCTGGATATAATAACGCCTCAGCAACAGCAACAGGTACATCTAACACAGTATCAGTTATACCTACAATTACCATGGGTTCAAACACTGGTGTTGGAACTGGAGGAGCTACTATTAACTGGTCTTCTACAAATCAATCATATGCTTATGTAGACGGAACATATGTTGGAAATGTTAATAGTTATACGTTTACTGGTAAAGCATCCAGCACAACTTATTCTGGAACCGTTACAGTTTATTCTTCAACTGGTAACACAGCTTCAGCTAGCTATAGTTTTACAACTACTACCCCATTTACACCACCATCTTCTGGGGCACCAGCTTTGCAATTTTTAAGAACATCTGGTTCATCAAGACTTGATTGGTATTGTGACTACCCTGGAATTTCTGGAAATGGTTCAATAACAGGTATGGATTTTGAAATTAGAACAACTGCAGGTGGTGGAACATTATTAGCAAGTGGAACAAGATCTTATCCAGGAGCATTTACATACCCTTATTCCGCTGCTGGAACCATCTGGGCATTTAGAATGGGTACAGCAAATGGAGATATATCTTATAGTTCATCTGCAAGATATGGAAGAGCCAGAGTTGTAATGCTTGGAACAAATGGAACCACTTATTACGGTACTTGGTCATCTTGGATATAATATGGATATAGAAAAAGAATATAGGTTATATATAATTGAACAAAGGATTAAATCATTAAACGGGAAAAAACAACTAATTTTAGAGGGAACTCCAATGGATTCCTATACAAAAGAAGACATAGATAGTCAAATTCAAGTATTGACTAATATGCTTAAAATGCTATAATATGAAAGGAGGCAAACATGACAATTCAATTAACCAAAGATGAGAAGGCACAGATTATTAATAATCATATTCAAAGCCTGTCTTACACAAAGTATAATCTAGAAATAGATATTTTGCAGGAAAATGCAAAAGCTGCTCCAGTAGCATCTAGCATTACAGCATTTGAAACGCAAATAGAAGATATACAAGGACAAATTACAGCTCTTAACACAGAGTTAACAGCAGTTAAAGCACTAGCAGAATAGGTATTAAAAATGGCAGATAAAGCCGAATTAGTTATAACTGCGTTACAGCAACGCATTGGCGAAATTGTCTCAAATTATGAGACTCAAATTGCTATATTACGTGCTGAACTTACGCAGCAAATGCAAGAAAAAGAAGATAAAGAAAAAGCAATAAAGGATTACGAAGATTCTTTACCAGCATAAGGAGAAAACATAATGGCATTTAATGATGGAGATCCAATTGACGCTGCACAATTAGGCGCACTAGAGACTTCGCTAGCTGAAATTAAATCTAGAATTCCTCAATTGGGGTCTTCGACAACCAATATCTCTATAGACAATAGCACCATTCAAACAGCAGTTGTCCCTAAGATTTTTGGTGGAAAAACAAAATCTATTAAATTAACTGCAGGCGGAACAGTATCTTTTCCAGTTGATTATTCGGCTGCTTCATTTACCGCCGCTCCAACTTCTATTACAGTAACTCCCGTTAGAGGAACTGGAATGGCAGCCTACGAGGCTTATGTTGTGCAAAGCTCAGTTACAGCCTCGGGAGCAACAGTTAATGTGTATTTACCTTCAGGTAATACTGCAATAAATACAGCCTTTTATTTCTTAGCTATACAGCACTCCTAGGCCTTGACAGGCTATACAAATATGCTACAATTACTGTAACATCAAAGTCACGTACCCGTGACTTTTTTACATATTAAGGTAGAAAATGAGCAACGATTTAAAATGGATGCTTTCATCCGATCAGCAGTTCCCGTATCAAGATGATAAGATGATTGCCCTATGGTTTAAGGTCATGAAGTGGTTTAAGCCAGATGTTGTTGACTATTTAGGCGATACAGATGATCAAGCTTGCTATAGCAAGTATACAGAAGGAAGATCAGCAGAGTTTTTAAACTATCATAAAAATGATAGCAAAGATTTAATTGTTCCAATGATGCGACATGAAGCAAAAGGAGCAAGAGATTTTTATGCTAAGACTAGAGAGATGCTTCCAGATGCTCAACTATTTTCAGCGCTAGGAAATCATGATATTAGAGTATTTAATTATGTTGATGCAAAGCTACCAGATTATATTACTGAAGTTACACCAGAATCTCTTTGGAGTCTAGACTCATTGGGATATGAATACATCTATTATAATGAATTGCCAAAGCGTCGCTTTGGAGATATTCACGTACACCACGGACTTTCTATTTCTGCTACAGGCGCAGTAAGAAAAGATATGGAAGACCTACAGGTTTCCCTTATTCGTGGACACTCACACAGAATTGCTTCACATATGGTAACATATGAACTTAGAAACGGCGGAGAAGGAGAAACCCTTCGCGGCTATGAAATTGGACATATGTGTGATGAGAAGAGTGATGGAATGAAGTATAGCCAGCACCATGATTGGCAAAAGGGATTTGCCGTTGCCCATATTGTAAATGATTATCCACATATTCAGATGATTCATATTGCACCAGATTACTCTTGTGTAGTTGATGGCAAGGTATTTACTCTATAATGTGGTGTGGCAAATGCGGAGGCAGAGTTTTTGTAGATAGGGTATTCTCTCAAAAACTACATATGGAATTATTTTGTATCATGTGCGGCAGACGCTGGATGTGCAATAAAGAGACGAGTGCTTTCGGAAGATGGCTAGATCAAAAAGAAACCAGAAATTTAAAAAACTACGGTATTTCTTCTTAAACGATAAAATACATAAGGTTATTAAGTCATCCAGATCAAAGGATGAAATAGTTGCTTGGTGCTACCCAGATAAAAAGAGAGTAATGTATTCTTATTCCCAAGTTGAAAAATACATGGGGAAAGCTTATGGAATGAAAGATGTATCTGCATTATTAAATAAACATACTGTTACTCTGCACGATTATATTTTGGACGGGAAGATAAAAGCCCCTCAGAAGATATATCCTATAGGGGATCCAGATAATAAGAACTGGTCTAAATATATGTTTAATGAAAAAGATATATTGGCTTTGCATGAGTTTATATTAGATTCAGGACACTCTGGAAATGTTCCTTCAAGAACAGAGCTTTTAGGTCTTCTCAAACACAACATTATATTGTATACTAAGACAGAAAGCGGATTTATACCAGTATGGAAGGCGGAGTAATGACATTCAATGCTCAATATACCCTTGAAACGGGAGCAGCAAAGAAGCGTAAGAGAGAAGAAGAGGTTGCCTACTGGAACTCATTGAATGGTCCAGTGGTAGTAAAGAATTCTAAAGGTGATGACGATGGCGAGTAGTCGTATTGTGATTTGCCCAATTTGTAATAAAGAATTAGAAGTTAGATCAGATTTTGCCTACATGACATTATCTAACCATACAAATAAGGAGCATAAGTGACAACGAGAGTTAAGGTGGACCTATCGTTCACACGAAATTTAGGTAATTACGAAAGCATTAAGATTGGCGTAGGCGTTGAAGATGATCTTCGAGACGGAGAGAATGTAGATACAGCCACAGAGAGAGTTTATAAGTTTGTTGAAGATAAACTTATTGAAAAGACTCGTGAGGTGGAAGAAGAATTAAAACGTGGCAAATGAAAAAGAGCCATATGTACTAATTGGATTATACCTATCTCTGTACAAGGAGAAGTATAATAAATCACTTACTGTAAACAAGTTTAGAGAGAAGTGGGCTATGAATGATGTTATAGAGAGCGTTGGGTTTCAACGTGCTCAGGAACTATTAATATACTATTTCTCTACTAATAAGACAGGGCACCCATTAAATTTCTTTTATAATAACTTTGATAGAATTGATGCCTTAAATAAAGAAATTAAGAAAGACAAGTTTAACCGTAGCATTCTATTGAATGAGACTAAGAAGATGGTGG